CTACCTCAAGCATCGCATCCGCTCGCGGGCATGGAACGCCCAGACCAACCAGTCGTCGCGATGGGCGAGGATGCCCCGGACGCGGATTTGTTCACGGAAAAAACGATTGTTCATTTGACCGGGCCTCCTGCCCTTGTTCGTCGGCGGGCCCAACGCCCTTCTGATGTCCGCAATCTAGGACACGGCTCGACGGAACGCAATAGACCGCGCGGAAGTAAATCGTCTCGCCGTTCAATTTTTTCGCTTGATATTCGACGGGACGCGTCCTACTTTGCGGACATCGGCGAGGCACTAGGCCAGCCGCATCTGGGAAGGACCCGACAATGCGCTTTCAGCTCACCCGCGACTTCTACATCCCCAAGGGCGACGACGTCACCGTCCGGACCTTCGATGACATCGGTGTCGTGGTCTACCTCCATACCGGCGCCAAGTATGGCCGCCCCGTCGCCATGGGCTTCGCCGGCAAGGCGCAGAAGCCGACCTTCCACTACAACTTTCCGACCGACGCTCGTCGCGACGCCTTCATCGAAAGCTTCGTCGAGCGCCGCCGCGCTAATGTCGCCAGCAAGGCCATTGCCGTCGCGGAGCGCCGCGCCTTCCGCCACACCCTCCGGGTCGGCGACGTCCTCCGCTCGGTCTGGGGCTACGATCAGACCAATGTCGATTACTACCAGGTTACCGCGCTCAAGGGCTCCAAGCAGGTCGTCGCTCGTCGCATCCGCGGCATGTCGGAGACCACCGGCTACGACACCGGGAAGTCTGCCCCCGACGTCGACAACTTCATCGAGAGCGAGAAGGCCAAGACCTACTTGGTCGGACACGGCAACACGATCCGCGTCGCCTCCTTCGCCCATGCCTCGCCGGTGCCCTGTCAGGTCGTTGGCCCCCTCAAGGTCTACGAGGCCGCTCGGTGGTCCAGCTACGCATAGGCGTGGCGACCATTTGAGAAGCCAATTGAGGGAAACATCGATGTCATCGATATACACCCAAGTCGCCAACCCGGAAGCCCCCTGCTCCTGCCAGGATTGCGACTGGACGGGGCCGGCATCGGCGCTGCAGCTGGTCGCCAGCATCGAAGAGCGGATCAGCGCCGAGGAGATCGTCCCAGCCGGAGAGTGCCCGGAGTGCGGCGCGCTCGCCCATCTCGACGAGATCACCCCCACCGCCGATGAAGTCGCGATCTCGCAGGAGATCCTGCAGCGGCTGATCAATGCCGCGCACACCACCGTCGAGGACTGGGAAACCGGTATCAAGGACGGCACCTACGAGGCCGACTTGCAGGGTGCGCTTGACGAGTTCGCCGGAGCCATCGAGACAGCAGAGGCAATCCTCGCCAAGCCGGAAACGCCGGTCGAGGGCGCCTGACATGGACGGCAGCAACAACAAGCCGGAGGGTGGCCCAGTCACCACCCCCGGCGGGATCGTCCCCCGCGCTACGGTGCGAGACATGGTCCGTCGCCGCGATACCGCCATCGAGCTCTATGGCGTGGCCTTTCAGGCGCTGGCGGCCGCTGATGCAGCACTGACGGCCGCGGGGCAGGCCTACCGCGCCATCGATCCCTTGGGCCAGGCGAACTGGTCCTACACGCACTCGACGAAGGAAGAAGACCGCAGCTTCATCGGATCGCTGACGGTGCCGAGCCACGATGACTATGCCGCCACGGCCCGCAAGGTCGTCGACCGGCAAGCATGGGCGACGCTGGTGCGAATGACCGACCTTGAGTCCCTCATGGACAAGGCCGCCAAGGATCAGCTCCGGCAACAGCTGCAGGAGACCGTCCCGGAGGTCACCGAGGACAACGTTTGGGCGACCCTGCAGCAGTTCGCCGCCGATGCCGACATGATCTTCAAGCGCGGTATCGCGAACACCTTCACGAAGCTGGACCGCCGCTTCCGCAGTCACGACGGCTGGAAGATTGGCGGTCGCGTGATCCTGACACACTGCTTCGATGGAATCGGCTATTTCTCATACGGCGCCAACGTCAGGGACACCCTGCACGATATCGACCGGACCTTTCAGGTCCTCGACGGGAAGGCCGGGCCGGACATCATCAACGGCATCGTCGCCGCGGTGGAGCGCGGCCGGCAAGGTGGCTACGGCTCGCGGCAATCGATGCACGAAAGCGAGTACTTCCGGATCCGCTGCTACATCAACGGCAACGCGCACGTCTGGTTCAAGCGTGACGACCTCGTCAACAAGGTCAACAAGCTGCTGGGCGACTACTACGGCGCCCCGATCCCCGAAGAGCGTGAGCCCGAGGAAGACAGCGGCCTCAACACGCCCAAGACCGGCGTGGCGAAGCGCTACGGCTTCTTCCCCACACCGGATCGAGCCGCCGAGCAGGTCATCGAGCTGACACCGCTGTATCGAGGTGACGGTCCCCGCCTGACGATACTGGAGCCCAGTGCCGGCACCGGCAGCCTATCCCGGCGGCTCGTCAAGGCCGGCGGTGTGGTCGACGTCATCGAATACCAGGCGCAGCTCGCCGATGCGCTGCGGGCCAGCAGGATCTATCGCGGAGTCCGCTGCGGCGACTTCCTCGCAGTGCTGCCCTACCCGGCCCGACTCTATGATCGTGTCGTCATGAACCCGCCCTTTGACCGAGAGCGCGACATCGACCACGTCATGCACGCCCTGAAGTTCCTGAAGCCCGATGGCTGCTTGGTGGCAGTGATGTCGGCCGGGACGGAGTTCCGGGAGACCAAGAAGTCAGTGGCCTTCCGGGCCCTGATGGCCAAGATGAATGCCCGATGGCGGGATCTGCCGGTCGGTAGCTTCGTCTCGGTGGGAACGAATGTGAATACGGTCGTGCTACGGGTCTGGGCCGACGGTCGCGTGCAGCCGTACTGGTGAACGAAGAACAACGGGAGACGACGATGGATGCAAACCTACTCCGCCAAGCAGGCGAAGCGCTCTATGGGCAGCGGTGGCAAACCGATCTCGCACGGGATCTCAAAGTCGCCGATCGTACCGTGCGCCGCTGGGCGGTCAGCGGTGACGTACCGGCCGGCGCATGGGGCGAGATCCGGGGGCTTCTCCGCGACCGCGGGGCTGCGATGGCTGCCGTCCGTAGGCAGATCCCACGATCGATCGCGCCCGCGAAGAAGTAGGCAAAGGAAAAGGCCCGCTACCAGAAGGGCAGCGGGCCAAGTGGGTGCGTGGAGCGCCGAGGGAGGCGCCCACTCTGGCTGTTGGTTCCGAGGAGGGTGCAAGCGAGGCCCACGGATGATTTGCGAGCGGCAGACGTGCAGCAGTGGACGCCCTGCCGCCCACGCAAGAAGACAGCCGGCTCGACCCGGCCCGCAGCACAGCGGTGCTGACATCACGGCGGCGGCGGTCTAGCGTTCGATAATGGACGATCTCTTGACTCCCGTGGCGGTAGGTATAGGCGTCGCGATAGCGGCGGGTGTCGTGATGTACCTCCACGCCATCATATAGCGTGCTGAGCCGGCAAGAGTTCTCGGCTGCCTCTGCGCTGGTTAGGGATGACGGGAGTTTACAATGAGCCGCAGCGCTTGGCCTGACGTCGACACCTCGCGCGGTGCCTTCCATCTTCTGGTTGGTCGTCTGGATGACACCTTCGAAGGCGGCGCCCAGGAGAAATTCGACAGCTCGCGACTGCGCTTCGCTTCCAACCTAATGAAGAGATGCGTTACGTCGATGACGTTGCACGGTACCGTTGCCGTCCAGGCAAGCCGTGAGGACGGTCAATCGGTGGTCCTGATCGCCATTGAGGATCCGGCCGATCTGGCTCAGCTGACGGCTTTGACCGGCAGCACCGTGCGCGTCGGAACGGGCTGGAAGAGCGAGCATCAGTTCAACTTGGATCATGACTGTCACACCAGGCTGCTGACCGTCGGTGGTCCCCCGGATGAGAGGGGCGCAGGACGCCGCGAACATCTTCGTCGGGCCGCGGAGCAGGATGAGAGGAGCCTGCGCTGGAAGGTGCGCGACGGTGAGTAATATGTGCCGGGGCCAATGTCGGCCGTCGAAGCACGATCCCCGCTGCTGAATGGAAGCGGCCTCGCGTCGGTCGTGGGAACGGACGCGAGGCCTGGCCGATTTGCCTGATGTGTCGGCAGGGCGGTTATGCCTCTTACGCCACGGGGATTGAAACGGATTACCGCCTACGTCGACTCTTGACGTCACGGGCGGTTCCACCGTGCGGCGCTCAGGCGGCGGCCGGTCTCTGTCAGGCGCACAGCTTTTACCGGATTGCCCTCCCCGGACAACCAGCCGCGCTCAATCGCTATCGACAGCGCCGCTTCAAGTACTGGGATAGGGAAAATAGGATGGCGCAGGCCGAGTTCGGCAATCTGAACTAAACGATCGTGCGACCCGCCGGAGACGGTGAAGATGTCGTTACGAAGGGCACGGGCGAGACTGGAGGGCGATTTGCGGTGCATGGGCGGCAACGGCAACGGCGGTGTTAAGTTTCGCAACCGATCGGGAGGGTGATCGGCATGGAAGTGTGAATCCATTTCCGATCGACGCCGGTCAGCATTTTTCAGGGTGATCCGAACTGCAAGCATCCAGAACGAAGAAAAGGCCGCCCGCCGGTTAGGGCGAGCGGCCAGTGGGCGCGTGGAGCGGCGGGAGATTAGGGCTCCTCGATCAGGCTTCTCTCTAGCCGATCCAGTGCGGCCTCATGGAGTTCCAGAATGGTACGAAAGATTTCCAGCCGATCGCGCGCCTTGACCGTGTCGTGACCGTCCCGCTCGAGCGCGGCGACAATCCCCATCTCGCGAGTGACGTACCGTCGGCCGAGCGCCACATGCTCTTTCGCCAGACATCGACGTTCTTCCAATGCGATGCGATCCATTCTTGATAATGGACATTTCTGTTGCCCGACGTCGGTCTGAGCGCAGACGGAAAAAAGCGCCCGCCAGCCGTGAGGCCAGCGGGCGCAGGTCGAGGGAGGAAACGCCCAAGACGAGTAGGTCGGTTCCGAGCGTATCCAGACCCCGACTTCATGTGCGCCCCAAGCGCAGACAGGTCAGCCGCTGTCGCGGGACGTGTCGCGCACGGCGGCCTGATCACGGGCGATCATCGCCTCGAGTTCGGCCCACTCGGCTTGGTCCGGCGAGCGGTTCTGGCCGATGACCTCCTGCACCTTGGCGTAGAGGTCGACGGTGACGGTGCCGGCTTCGATCATCTTCGGGATCAGCGGCACGATGGTGAGCAGCAGCTGCAGAATTGCAGGCATGAAGTTCGCCTCCTTGGGCATAATGATGATGGTGATGGCGGCCTATTTGGTCGTGGCCGCCTTGGGATTGACGGCCGCGACAGTGCTTCGGAACACCTCGACGGCGCGCTGGGCGTCCGCAACGGCGTTGGCCAGCGCGATCGGGCTCTTGGTCGGGGACCTTGCAATGGCTGCAGCCCCGGCCGTCGCGGTGTCGGCCGCCAGCTCGTAGCGCCGCATCTCGGTGACCACGGACTGGCTGGAGCAGATTACGGTCGCCCCGGTGGTCCCGCAGCGCGGCAAAGCCACGTACTCGGCCATCAGGCGGAGCAAGCCGGCGTAAGCCGAGCGCGCCGCGAACGCGGACTGCTCCATTGTCTTCTGGTCGACGGTACCCACGACGGGATAGGTCGGCCCCTTGCTGGCGTCGGCCGCACAGCCGCCCAGGGCGACCATCAAGCCAAGCGTCAGCATCGCGAGAAATCGCTTCATCTCATCTCCTTCGGTTCAGATGGTCAGCTGGTCTTGTTGGCGTCGTGACGCGGGCCGCCGACCATGGGCACCACGTCCTTGACCTCGGGGTTTCGTGCCGCCTCGACGGCGGAATCCGGTGCGACGCGCGAATCGACGTGCACCTGCACGCCCTTCACGCTGGCGGCGTCCTTCACGAGATTGCCGTCGGTGCGGCCGAGAGCCAGCCACACGATGCCGCCGACGCTCACGACGGCGCCAAAGGCCTGCACGATCTTCTCGGCCTCGCCCGATTCCATCCCGAAGAGATGGACCAGCAGGGCAACAATGGGCCCGCCGGCGACGAGCAGGCCCTTCAGGACGTCGAGGATCTGTTGGCGGTTCATGTCGGGTTCCTTTCGTTGCGATGGGAGATCAGGCTGCGAGGCCGAGGGCGCGCAGCGTCATGACGCCGACGATGCCGTCGACGATCAGGCCCTGGTCGCCTTGGAAGAGCTTCACGGCCTGCTCGGTCTTCGGTCCGAAATCGCCGTCGGGCGTGATGCCCAAGGACCGCTGGAGTTGCGCCACGTCGGGTCCGCGATCACCGCGCCGCAAGACCCGCGGGACGACCGGCGCCGGCGCATCCCCGTGCGTCGCGAGCCAGTTCCGGATCTTCGCCGCGTAGGCGCCGCCGTAGCCGCCGCCGTTGTAGATCGTCTCCCAGGTCTCCCAGTCGCCGGCACGAATGGCCGCAAGGAGCCGGCGGTCCGCTTTGACGAAGCGGACGAACACATCCATTTGGCCGTCGTCGTCCGGCCCATCGACGTCATCGACGAAGGCCAGGACATTGGGATAGCCCAGCGCCCGCCAGTGGAAGCCCATGATCTGGAACGGCCCCCAGGACGTCGCCTCGGCGGCAGCCGTCGCGTCGAGGGCCGCGGCACGCTCGTACTGTTCCCAGGCGCCGGCCTTGGTCTTGGCGGCCAGTTCCGGCCGCCACGATCGCGAGGAGATGTCCGGATGGCTGGCGTCGAAGCGCCGGCCGCTCTGCTTCGAGAACCAGTGCGCCTCCAGCCGGATCGGCGGGACATGCTTGTTGCCCAGGAGCCAGAAGTTCTCGCCGGACGATTCGATGGCCGATACGGCCATGAGGTTGATGGAAGGCGCGCCAAGGGCGCTGGCGCCCCGACGGTAGTCGGCCAGATCGAACATGGGATTTCCTTGGAGTTATCGGCCCGGCCTGCCCGGACGGATCGTCAGAGCAGCGGAATCAAAAGCCCGATTGCGATCGAGACGCCGGCGAAGACGGCCACGGCGCGATAGCCGTAGCGGGGAGCGGTGATGATGCGGACGCTCACGATGCCGGCGGCCCAGACGGCCATCAGGCCAACAGCGAGCGCCATGTCGACCACAGCGTCGGACCAGTTCACCCGGCCGAGCTTGGCAAGGCCGATGAGCACGAACAGGACGCAAAGGGCCGACCAGGCGACCGCCCGGTCGGGGATGACGGCATCGGTGGCGCGGCGGCGCGGTCCTGCCGGGGTCGAGAAAATCCAGCGCCACCAAGCAAGGCAGCCGGCCAGAAAATACAGCGTGGCCGCCATACCGGCGGCGGCCGCGACGATGCGGTCCATCAGCGGTGGTCCCGCCCGTTGATCTCGTCGGCCAATCGCTCGACGCTGCGCTCGAAGTCGCTGGCGAAGTTCGCGATGACGCCGGCGGCCGCTGTGGCGATCGCCGCGGCCGTGGCCAGTGTGGCGCCGAGCCGCTCGCGCTTCAGGTTCGCTTCGATCTGCAAGGGCGTGGTCTCCTCATGCTGGATCGTCGCCAGCTCGAGCTCCAGCCGAGCGATCGTCCGATCGGTCTCGTTGGCCGGGCTCATCCCTTGAGCTCCACCAGCTTGGTCAGCAGAGGCTCAAGGCGGGCCAGCACCTTCGTATTTTCCGTCAGGGCGGCGGTGGCGGCGTTGAGGACCGTGTTCTGCGCCTCGTCCATCTTGATGCGCTCCGACATCTGGGCGACCAGTTCCCGCTGGGCAGCAACAGCGTCGTGCAGCAGGCTCTCTACCTTCCCCTGGTACTTGTCGGCGCGATCTTGCAGTGACTTCTTCTCGGCTACTTCAGCGAGCCTCTCCTCCGCCTGCGCATCCCTCTTGGCCTTCCGGCTTTCTCGCCAGTCCTTGAACAAGGCATTCACCGCGGCAGCGAGCATCGCGAGACCGCCGCCGGTGATGAGGATCTCCATTAGCCATTGGGGCACGAGATCACCCGCTACTCTTGGCCAGCGGGCTTCCCGTCCGTTGTCTTCGACGGTCCTTCCGCCGGCTTGAGCTGCGACAGCGCCGCCATAAAGTTGGCGACTTCCCGGAAGGGCTTCGTGGCCAGATAGTCGGCGATAGCCTGGGCCAGGCCAGCGGGGATCAGCAGGTCCTCTTCCATTATACACGTCCCTTCTTATTGGTGGACTTTCGGCGAGCAAGAGTGGCGACACGCCCCTCGATCCTGCTCACCACAAACTCGCCCTTAAGCGATCGCCCGACACCCACGAGCCCTGAGAACTTGACGGTGCCGCCGGCCCGAATGTCGTGGCCGGTCCCGAGCACGACCCTCGCGCCCGACGGCATCAGACGTCCTCCGCGCCCACCAGGAGACGCATAGGGTTATTGAGCTCTTCCTCGCTTGGCACCGGATGGCCCGGCGCATTGCCCGTCGCGCGGGCCTCGATCGCGTCGATGCGCGCCTTCATCGCGGCGTAAAGCGCGGCCCGCAGCGCGGACTCGCTGAGCCCGATCTCCTCGAACGTGAAATCCTGTTCGGGGAAGATGATCAGCGGATCCTTGCCGTCGATGCAGGCCTGCTCGTTAGCGTAGCCCAGCAGCGCCCCGCGCAGGATGCGCTCATGGACGTGGAGCTGGCAGCCGCCGATGCGGATATAGGTAGCGGCGGCGCCGCTGGTCGTCTGGGTGATTTCCTTGGCTAATGCCATGTGCCCTTGCTCCTCTCGTCCTCGATGGTCGCGTTGATGCGGTCGAGCTCACCCGCCAGAGCTTGTGCAGCCCCTTCAAGAGTGGTCGCCCTCACGGTGATGATCACGTCAGTGATCGGCGTGCCGTAGACCGGATACCGACTCGCGATCTCGCCCCAAACCTTCTTCTCTTCCGCCATGGTCGCTTCTCCTACGTCGCGAAGTCCCCTCTCAAAACGAGGTGGTCGCGAATCGCCTTGATCATCTGGGCGCACTGCTCCGCCGTGGCGGTGCTGGTGTTGCTGATGGCGCTCTTGCTGGCTGTTCCCGCAATTGCAGCCCAACCGGTTGACCGAGCGACCGGCGTCACGCCAAAGAAACCGATCCCGGTCGTATTCACTTCGATCTTCGATGCCGATGCGCCGTCCTGCAGGTCGACGCCGCCCGTGCCGCCGCCGCGAACGATTAGCGAGCGGTTGGCCGCTCCACCGCTGCTGGCCAGCGCCTTGATCATCGGCTTGCCGTCGGTCGCGCCCTGCACCGCGACGTACTCGGTCGCGCTGGCCGTTCTGACCACCTGGAAGACGCGGCTGCCGTTGAAGCCATTGCAAAAGACGTCCCAGTCCGACGTGCCGATCGAGTAGTGCCGCATGCGCACGTTCGACGACGGCGTCGTGTTGAGATGCGCGACACCGCCGGAGACGTAGGGCGTGTAGCTCGTCGAATTGACACCATCGAGCGTGAAGGTGTTCGCGCCGGTGACGGTGATCTGGTAGTTCGCCCCGGTGACTTCGTTCATGCCGACCAGCGCCGAGATCGAGACGTTGTTGCCGGTGGACCAGCCGTGGCCGGCGATGGTGACCTCGCAGGGATTGGCCTGCGTCACGTTCGTGATCTTCTTCTGAGCCCGCAGGACGCCGCCCGAGACGTACGCCGACCAGTTGGTGGTATCGATCAAGTCGAGGGAGACATGATCGGCGTCGACGCGCGTGATCGTATAGCTCTCGCCGTTGAGGTCGTCTTCCGAGCCACCTTCGTCTGCCATGCCGCGGATCTGGGTGGCGTAGACCAGGGCGCCGGTCGACAGACCGTGCGCCACGGCCGTGATCACCGCGGGATTGGCGTTGGTGATCCCGGTGATGACGATGTCCGGCGCATCGATGCGCTGTCGGAAGGCGACCGGACCGAAACCGATATCGGTGCCGGTCTGCGAGATGTTCGGCCGATGGCCCTGCAGGTTCGAGGCACTGACCTGCAGGCCGGGAATGTCGATCTCGTTGATGCCGAAGGCGCCCCGCCAGTTCAGGCCGTACTTCACGCCGTTGGCGTTCGGCACGTTGAACAGCGAGCCGGTGACCAGTGCATAGCCGGAGGAGTCGGACACTGTGAGGAAGCTGCCCAACGCGGCGCCGGGATTACGGCCGGCGACCTGGAAGCCGGCCTCGACGCGGTTCTGCCCCGCCAGCTTCAGGCGGACACCGTAGCCCTTGGCCTCGACATGCTGGACGGCCACGGTAACGAGCAACGGGAAGGCGATGGCACCGGCCGCTTCGGCGAAGGCCGAGGTGATCCAGCCCCAGCCGTTGCCCTTCGTCTTGACCTGAACGTTGGTGTGGCCGACCGCGACGCGCGGCGGGCCGCCGGCCGCGAGGGACACCTGCCGGTTCCAGAAGTAGGCCTGGTAGTGACTGCTATAGCGGCTGTCGTAGTTGATGCTCTCGGCGTCGTGGCTCACCCACGGCCCGCGACCCTCGAAGAGGCCGACGAGGTTCAGCTTGCCGCCGGTGAAGAGGGCCTTGGTGTCGACCGTGACACCACCTTCGTCGGTCGCGGCGCCCGTGCGGGTATAGGTGAGGTCACCCGAAAGGGCATAGGCGCCCGCGCCGATGCGAACGCGCCGCCCGCGCGCGTTGAGCGCCGACTGGATCGCTGCCTGCGTCCAATCAGGCGTGACGACCACCTCACCGGTGGCGCGCAGGCTCGGATCGAGATACCTGCCGAGGCTAGGTCCGGTCATGGTCGCTCCAGATCAGCGAGACGGGAATGGTGGTTCGTCGCCGCGAGGAGAGGCGGCGTAAGTGCCTTCAGGCGGTTAGGCCGCCAGCGGGTCAGCCCCAGCCGCGATCGGCCACGAACTTGTATTTCCAAGAGGCCCGGGTGATCGCGCCCCTATTGGTCAGGTCTGCGTAAAGCGCAGCCCAAGACCCGCCGTTTATGACGCCGGCAGAAACCGTGTTGCGTGTCGACGGCAGGGTGACATCGAAGATTTCTGCATCCGCAGCCTGTAGCCCTGTGGACGTGGAAATCTGCTGACCGACAGCGTAAGTCAGGTCAATCGTCGTGCATTCCGCAACCAGCTCCTTCGCGCGCGGCTGGGCGCCGATGTTGTGGTTTGCCGTGGCAACAGTCCCGGCCGCAGGAAGCGTCGCCGTGAACGCACTCTCGTACAGACCGTTGTAGGCATATGCGACCGTCGAGATCACACCGCTTCCGTCCGTCGCCGCCTCACCCACGAACACGGCGAAGGCTTCCGGCGCCGAACTGCCGTTGCCGAGATAGCCCTTCATCTCCGCGATGTTGAAGGTGAACTGGCCGTTCGTCGTCGCGGGGGTGCCGCCGTGCTGATAGATCGGCGCGAGGAGCGTCGTGCCGGGCGTCAGAACGCCATCGGTGCCAATGGTCAAGTACAGGAAGTTCGGCGTCGCCGCGGCGCGGCTGGCCGTCAGACCGGTCCACTGCAGGTTCGCCAACGACACGCCGATCCGATCCGCGGGACGACCCTGATAGTCCCAGCCATTGGCCGCCGTGGCGACGAAGCGCGCCGAGGCCGACACGTTCTGCATCGTCAGGCTGAGTGCGCCGTTGGTCGACGGCAGGAAGGTCGGCAGGCCTGCCGAGCTGACCGGGCCCGCCGCAACAGTCTGGCGGCGACCGGTCCACACTGCGGGAACGGTATTGAGGTAGGTCACGCGCCAGGTGTCGCCGGCGGCATCCCACTCGACGTCAAAGCGGACCCCGCCCGCGATCCGCTTCACGGCCGCATCGGCACCGCCGTCGATACCGTCGCCGGCCGCCGGCGTCAGCAGGATGCCGTACTGCCCGCCCGCGGTCAGGCCGAGACCGCCAACCTTGAAGCCTTCACCGACGCCGGCGGCATCATGCGCCGGCAGCGTGAGGGTGCGATCCGCGACGGAGTTGTCTTGCGTGAAGACGCCGCCGATGTCGGCCGCGGCGACGGTCTTGTTGTTGGCGCCGACCGCCGTCCACGGCCGGCGGCCGTCGGCGAAGTAGATGCCCTTCACGGCGTCATAGAGGCCGAGGCGGATGTTGGTCGCCGCACCGGTTGCCAGCTTGTCGATCCACGAAACCGCAAGCCCGGCGGCGCGATCCCACCAGCGGCCGCCGGCCCGCAGCTGGGGCGGCCGCGTGGCGGCGAGGAAGCCGGAGATCGCGCCCTCCTCGACATCGGAATCCGGAGCCACATAGACGCGCAACGGCAGGTCTTCAGCGATCCACGAGATCGGCGCGTCGCCGTTCGTGCTCTCCACGACGTTGCGGCTGAGCGTGTCGGTGCCCGGCGACACACCATAGGTCAACTCGCCGCCGGAATTCTTCTCCCACTTCGTGCGCTCGGCATTCACCACCCAGTAGCGGACGGTGTCGTCGCCATCGTCGATGCGCTGGCGGAACGGGAAGTAGGACGTGCCCAACGGCGGATCGCCCAAGGTGTAGGGCCCGGTGCCCGTCGTCGAGGAGGTCTGAACGATCCAGTCGCGAGACATCTACATGACCTCCTCGAGGGGGAGCGTGGTCTGCCAGACCTGGTTGGCCTCGTTCCAGAACGGCTGCGCCTGGAAGGCTGCGAGGGCGCCGAACCGGAACTGACCGCTGTAGCGGTGAAAGCGCGTCGTGGCCTCGGGATCGAGGCAGAAGGCGAAGTCCCGGGCGAGACCGCAGTAGCGTTGCAGCTCGAACAGCTGCTCTCCCATCTCGTCTTCGTCGACCGCCGACATCGGCAGCTGCAGCGTGCGCGCAGCCGGGCCGCGATTGTCGCCATAGGCTCGGCCAAAGGGCGTACGGCCGGCCTCGTCCGGGGTGATGAGACCGAGCGACGGATTCACGCCGACATTGATGGAAGGCACGAAGGACGGGCCAGCAATTAGGCGGCCGAACTCGACGTAGCCGGCAGGATTGTCGGGATCCTCGATGTCGAGCCGGCCCGTCCGGCAGGGCGTTACATTGACGGCGCGCACCAACGACAGGAACGACGGCCAATCCATGAGCGAAGGCTTGCCTGACGGCGGCCATGCCGACACCCAGCCGCTATCGGCGACAAGGTTGCCTCCCCCTTCGTACAGGCGCAGCCGCAGCATGGCCGCCGCGCTCAGATTGTGCGCCGCGATGATCGCGGCGTCGGCGATGACATCCTCGCCGTAGGTCCACGACAACGATTCCGCTGCACAGCCCATAGCGCGCCAGACCTGCGTGGGGTCCATCGTCTGCACATGCTCGACGGCGAGGAGGCCGCGCTCACTCGACGCGATCATCGCGGCGGCGTCGCTCCAGCGCGGCGACAGGAACAGCGCGTTACCGGCTGGCCGCCCGAAGACGAAGGAATATGGAAGGTCGAAGGCCATCCCCGCCCCTATCGAACCCGCAGCTTGCCGTTGGCGAAGACCAGGTCGAACTTCGCCGAGATGTTGCACTTCAGTGGCTCGGCCGGATCGCTGCCATCGCCAAGATCGACGAATTCGTTGCCGCTAGGGTCGACCAGCAGCAGGTTGGTGCCCCAGCTGCCGGTGAAATCGCCGAAGGTGAAGGTGTCGCCTTCCGCCAGAGAGGGCGGCAGCGTCGCCGTGAAGGGACCGGCGGCGGTATCGCAATTGTATTGCCCACCCACCACGGCGACGAAGTCCGCGGTCTTGATCTCCCAGGGAGCGGACACACGATCCAATCGCGCATCGATTCCCTCGAAGTTTTGATTGAGCGCGCCAAGGAACTCCGGCGTCACGGCGCCGGTGACGTTCAAGATCGCAGTCATGTGGAGTCCTCAGACGAAGAATTCAAAGGTGCTGATCGACGTGCCGGCGGCATCGATGCCGACACACAGCAGAGGGCGCCCCTCCCCGATGACCTCGGGCGCGCCCCGCAAGGTGGCGCCGGCGCCGATCAGGTCGATGTGCGGATCGACCTGCATGGACCAGGCCCAGCGCGAGCGCTCCACGCCGAACACGATCTGCTGGCGCTCCGCCTCGCGCGCGGCGTCGTCCTCGTCGCGAAAACCGGTCTCCTCGACGATCGTCAGTGGCGCCCGCGGATAGAGCGTCGCGATCGCCGGCCGCAGGGTCTGCGCATAGCGCGCCGGCTGGCCGAACACCCTTGCATCGGAATCACCGACCGAGGGAGCCAGCGAGGAGCGATCCGGCTGCGGTGCATAGTTGTGGCCATAACTGATGCGGGTCCCGCGACGGGGTGGTGCGGTCTCGACCAGCTGAGGCTTGCCCATGCCGTGGCGGCGATAATCGAAGGTCACCGACGGTGTCAGCAGTTCCGGCGCCTCGAGCCAGCCGACCGACAGCCGACCGTCGGGCCGCATCCGCCACCAGCCGAGGATGCCGGCCAGGACGCGGTCCAGGGCCGCAGCCTTCGTTATCACATCGCCGAACCACCAGCCGACAGGCGCGGAATGGTAGGCCTCCATGCGCTGGAACGAGCTGACGTCGATCTCGGAGACGTCGTCGACATGGCCGCTGCCAAGATGGGTAGCGATGCGCCGCGCGATCGGGGCCCGGGTCAGCGGGGGCGCGTGACCGTCGACAGTATCGGCATCGCCCGTGACATCGACCCGGATGCCGTACTGCAGCGTGATGTTGGGCCGGGCCAGCGAGTGAGCGAGACAGGTGCCGTAGTGACCCGAGGGAATGGTCGCGTCCCGCAGGTCCGCATAGGTTGGATAATCGTCATGGAAGTCGAGATCGACGCCGCCATGCCGGAGCGCGCTGCAGGCCTGCGAGGACGAGCGCGACCACTGGAAGACCTGATCGGCGACCGAGAGCAAGACCGGCTCGACATTGAAGCAGGCGCCCAGCGCCCAGGGCTTCCACCGCCCGGCGATGTTGGCGTCCCCGTCGAGCTCGCCGGCGCCGGTATAGAATTCGTCATGCAGCGGCGTCTCCAGCTGCTCGCCGAGATCGCGCAGCCTGAGCTGCTTCTGGTCGATGTCGCGGACGAGACCGGCGCTGCGGTAACGGCCGATCACCGGCCATGTACTGTAGGGGGTCCCGCGGCGGCCGCGCTTCAGGATAAGGGGGGTCGAATCCCAGTTGCGGCCGACGAGGTGGTTCAGGACACCGTCAGGATCGACCAGGGTAACGACGCCGAGGTTGGCGCCGCCGCGCGAGGAAGGGTCGACGCCCTCGAACAGCTTGTTGCCGAAGTTGAAGGGCAGCAGCCGGCCCGGCACGTGCTGCGACGGCGGCTCGTCGTCGTTTGCCGTCGAGCGGCCGGTCGTGGCCGCGACATAGAGCGGCCGACGACCGGCGATCCACGTCGCCCAGGATCCGTCGTTGAGCGCGCCGAACGGCCCGAAGAGATCGAGGTCCGGGTCGCCCTCGGCGGCATCCTCGTAGACCTGCGCGATCAGCAGGACGTCTTGGCCGAGATGGCCTTCGAGCACCAGCGGGTCGACGCCGACGCCGATGACCCAGGGATCGCCGGGCCCGCCGGGCGAGCCAAAGGGCGCAAAGGTGTCGAAATATTCGAGCTTCGACATCTCAGGCTGCCCTTGACCCGTTGGCGACGTAGCGGGTCAGCAGGCCCCTCAGCTGCGCGGACTCAGCCCGCTCCTGCCGCAGCTCCTCGGTCAGCGACTGCACCGTGGCCATGAGCTGCTGGAACTGGGCGTCGTTGCCATTCGAGGCCGGGGCCCCCGCCGAAGTGCCAGATGCCGTTCCCGGCTCCACGACCGAAGCCTGCACGGTGCGAAGCGCATCGATGATCTGCTGGCGGATGGCCTCGTATTCTGCCGAGCCCGCAAAGTAGCTCCGGGCATACTCGGCATAGGCGGTGCTCTCGGCGCCGAACCGGCCGATCGCGGCGGCGTCACCGGCGGCGGCCTGGGCGTAGGTCGATTGGTACGACGCCCGGATCCCGGCCAGCATGCCGGACGGGTCGCTGTTGGAGAGATTGCCGCCTGGCATCAGGCGGGCCAGCGCATCCTCGAGCTGCGAGATGGCACCGTTGTAGAGCTGGTCCTTCAGCGCGGCTTCCTTGCGCAGCAAAGCCTCGCTGATCCGCGCCTGGTCGACAATGACGTCGGTGTGCTGCTTGATGTAATCGATGTTCGCCAGAATCGACTGCTTCTCGTCCTCCCATGCGCGCAAGCCGGCGGCGACTGGATCGATGAGGTTATCGATGTAGTCCTGTCCCAGCCGCTCGGTGGCCTTCTGCTGCTCGGCGACGAGCGGATCGAGGGCGAGGCCGAGCTTCTTCGCGGTCTCCGTCATGTCGCCGAACTTGCTCTCCAGCTCGCGGAACTGGGCGCGCACCGTGAGCGCGCCCTTCCCCAGACGCTCGTAGACCTCGTCGACGAAGGTGATGCTCTCCGCCGTCTCCTTGATGCCCATGGACGCGGCCCGCATCGCCTCCAGCGCGGTCTTCATCGTCGTCGAAATCTCGCCGACGGCGCCGGACAGGATGGACCGGATCGCGACCTGCGCGGCACCGGTGTCCATCATGTCGTCCATGTTCATGCGCCAGGCCTCGCGGTTCCCGTTGGGATCGACGAGGTGCGTGGCATTGCTGGTGTAGGACCAGTCCTTGCCCTGGGCTGTCCACGAGGAGGCGTTGAGGCCCCAGACCTTGCTGGCGTCCTTGACGCCGCCCAGAAGGTCGAACACCGAATCGATGCCGCCCGTGAGACCGCGCAGCGCGCTTTCCGACTGGCCGGAGTTGGCGTTCGCTCCCCATGCCCCGCCGGTCGTGTACCAGCCGCCGCTGCCGTAGATGAGGTTCGCGTTGGTAGAGCTGTGGGTGCGCGTGTCGGGCTCGCCCATCAGGCTGGGCAGGAGCTGCGAGGCAATGGCGATCAGCGGGCCGGCAATCTGACCGATACCAGGGACCAGCGATACCGCACCGCCGATCATGCTGCCGATGCCGCCGATTGTTTGAGCGGTACTCTTCGAATTGATCAGCTGGTAGGCACCCATGCCGATACCGGCCGCGGCCCCCAGCCCCTGCCCCCAGCTGATATCGCCGAGCCAGCCGCTGCTGAAGCTCTGCCCCGGCGCTGGCGGACCGAACTGATTGCTCGGCAGGTTGCCGCTGATCGGCGACTTCAGCCAGTTGCCGATACCGCTGAAGGTCTCACCGAACCAGCCCATGCTGCCGGTGCCGGGCATGCTGAAGCCGTTCGAGTTCGCGGCGGTTGGTGTGCCACCCCAGGCCGCGCCGCCCACACCCTGTGGGACGATGCCGAGCGACTGACCGGCCTGGAAGATCGGCGCGACGAGCGGGCGGATCACGGCCGCAGCAGCGATGTCCGCGAAGGTCCGCAGGAAGATGTTCTTGAGGGACGTCGCGGCGTCGGCACCGTTCAGCGTGGCCCCCGTGAAGATGCCGTAGAACGTGTCCGCCCCGAAGGTCTGCACGTTGTCGAAGGCGTTCATCCAGGTCCGCTTCGTGGCATCGGCCGCGTCACGAGCCTGATTGAGTGCCACATCGGACCGGGCTTGGTCGCCGGCGAGCGCGATCTGCCGTTGGGCGTTCGCATCACCCTCGATATCAACACCCCTCGCGGCGAGCTCGTTCCGCTTTTGGAACATCGCGAGCTGGGCGGCGTAGTCGGCATTGCCCGATCGGACCAGTGCCGTCTGCTCGATCGTCAAGGCGAGTTGCCGCTCCATCGCGGCGGCGCCGTCCGCGAGGTCACGGGTCTTGTCCGCAGCAGCCTTGTCCCGCATCGACCGCTCGATATCGGCTCTCGCACCTGGTCCTGCCGCGAGCTGAGCGCGCTTGATATCGTAGTCCAGCTGGATGCCCTTCTGCTTGGCCACGTCTCCAGCGGCTGCCGCCAGCTTGTTGGTGAGGTCGATCTCCTGTCGGATGCCGTCGAGCGTCGTCGCGTCGGTGAGCGCCTGCCGGGCGTCGAAGACCTGTAGCTGGAGCGCACCCGTACCGTTGTCGGCCCGAGCCGCGGTCGCCTCAGCCTCAGCTCGGCGCATCGCATAGGCGCCCTGCTCGACCACCTTCATCTGGGCGGCGATGCCGGCCAATGCGTCCGTGTACTGCTTGGCGGCGTTGACGCCCCCCATCATGTCTTCGTTCTTGAGGATGGTGCGGATCGAATCGCCGTAGGCCTTGATCTGGTCTGCCGAGACCTCAACGTTGTTGCCGACGTTGGCCCAAACGAAGGCCAGAACGGCCGCCTCGACTTTGGCCTCGATGGTCGCCGCCTTGCCCTTCCTGACAGCCTCCAGCATGCGCGTCGATGCATCGGCTTCCTGCTGTTTCAGGACGACGATGTCGGCGACCTTTTCCTGCTGTTCGCTCAGCGCCGCAGTAATAGCGTTCTGTTCGCGGGCTGGATCGCCTTGGGAGAGTTCGTAAACACGCGCCTGATACGCCATCCCGGCAGCCGACGGATCGTTGGCCCGCCATTCATTGCGGCGTGAGACATCGTTGATCGACCGCAAGGCCGGATCGAAGTTCGCCGCCTGCTCGCGGGCGCGCTCCAGGCTGCGGGTCAGGATATCGATCTGGCGGGCCGCTTCCTCGGCGCTGAAGGTGGTCGCCCCTTTTTGGAGGGCGACCAGCGCTTTCTCCATCGTGTCGATACTCTGACTGGACGCTCGCGTTTGCTGGTTGAGCGGGGAGAACTTCTCCGCGATGGCGGCGGCGGAAAGGACGAGTTCATCGCCCGCCTTGGCCGCATCACGGACCAAGATGGACCACTGCTGAATCTCCTGCGCGGCCAAATCATACTGCGCGGCATAGTAGTCGCGCTGCGCGACCCTGGACCCTGCCGCTGTACCCGGAGACTGGCCTGACGCGCCCAGCCCGACGGGAGCCGCTCCAGCGCCCGCGGCTGACGTCCGCGCGATGATCTGCTGAGGTGTCTCCGGCGCCGATGCCTCGCGAAGCTTGCGGGCTCCCGCGGCAGCCAGTTCGAGGACCGCCCGGTACTGGTTCACGATGGGGATGGCATCGACGAAGCCTTTCAGCACCGACCCGAGATCGGTTGCCAAGCTACTGAAGGTACTGCCGATCGATTTCGGCATTCTTGCGAACTCTTCGTTCACGGCACCGGCACGCTGGACGAGGGCTTCCATGACCTGGCGGTTGGTGACCATCCCTTCCTGGGTCATGAGGCGGAGCTGGGTCACCGAAACGCCGAGGCCGGCCGCGATCTGGTCGGCGATCTGTGGCACGTTGGTCAGGACCTTGCGGAGGTCTTCGGCCCCGACGGCGCTCTTTCGCAGCATGTCGGCGACAGCACTGCCGGCGGCATCGGCCTCGTTGTCGTTGGCGCCCGCGATTTGCGTCAGCTTCTCGACGGTAGTCGCAATGCCTTGAATGTCAGCACGGCTGGCTCCCAGCCCCTGCGTGGCGCGCGCAAAGGACACGAATGCTGCCGTCGCGATATCCACGGCGATGCCAGTTTCCGAGGCGGACTTGCGGATGTCCTGGAATGCGCCGACTGCTTCACGCTGGCTGCCGAGAAGGGTCGTGAAGCGGCGATCCTGCTCGCGCCGCTCATCCTGCGACTCGGCCATGGCATTCAGCCCATAGAGGCCGGCACCGGCCACGGCCGCACCGATGCCCCCGTAGAGCACAGGTTTCGGGATCGCCCGCAGCATGTTGCCGACGCCGCCATATAGCATCGAGATTTGCGGGCCCTGCTGCGCCGCGACCACGAGCGGGTTCATGCCGCCGATGAGGGAGACGCCGACGTCCTGCAGCTGGTAGCCCAGCATCACCCTCTGCTGGGCGTTGAGGCCTACTTGGCCGGGGCGGCCCATATAGCCTGTGCTCGCCCCGGCTGATGCAGCGACCCGGGCATTGGCGGCCGTGATCTGGGCGGCCGCGGTGTTCGCCGCCACAGCCGTGCCGATGTACAGCGCCTTGATGCTCTCGGTCGATGCCGCAACCGACGCCATGAGCGTCCGACTGCTGGCGCTGCTGGCGTCGATAATGCTCTGCGTCGCCGCCCGGGCGTAGCCTTGGGCTTGCTGTCGCGCCATGGCGTAGGCATCGCTTTCGCGCCGGGCCATCGCTGCCGAAGCCGATTCCACGCTACGCATTGCCGCCACGCGAGCCTGCGCATCGCCCGTGATTTGAGCTGTCGCTCGACGGTAGGCGGCCGCAAGAGCGTCATTGTGCTGAGCCTGCTTCTCGGTTTGAACAGTGGTCGAGGCCGTTGCAGTGCCGAGCCCTCTCTGGGACTCGGTCATGGTCTTGGTCGCCGCATCGACCTTGACTGCCGAGGCCGTCATGCGATCCATCGCGCGCTCGGATTCGCCGAACGGGGTGCTGTCGATCGAGAAGCCGAGAGAGGCGAGGTCTTCCATGCTATCGCCCTCCCCGCTCTCGCCTTGCGGTCCTAGACCGCTTCGCTGTGTTCTTCACGCTGTCCTTGGCGGCCTCAGCCGCCTCGGCTTTGGTGGCCTCTCGGCCGAGCGCCATCTCGCGGCAGAAGATGTCGTCGATGTCTTCGATCAGCGCGATTTCCCAGGGCGCCAGCCGGACACCGCCTCGACGCAGGAACGCGTCGATGTCTGGCCATTCGATCTTGTCGAAGCCGTTGAAGCCCATCGACTTCCGCCGGCGCAGCCGCATGTAAGCCCGCCAGATGTAGGCAAGCGCCGTCGGGAAGGGTGGCACCCACAGCTCGGCCTGAAGTTCGGCGACGATTTTGGTCGCCTGCTCGACCTTGTGGCCGCGGGCCAGGTAGGCCTCGGCACGCTCGAGCCGGGATTCGAACCGATCCCGGCGCGAGCGGCCTTCTACTGCGACGTCGAGGCGGAAGCTTCGCTCGGCGAAGGCGCGGAGGCCGTCGCCGAGCGCTTCGTAAAAGCCAGATCCTCCCGCAAGAAATCGAGCGCCTGTGTGTAGATGTCGACCTTGCGGCGATCGGCCAGCACGGTACGCGCGTTCTCTTCGGTGAAGGGGAATTCCGGTCCGTCTCTGCTTACCTTGAACGGCGACCAGCCGATCAGGCGCTCGACGATGTGGTTGATGTTCTTGGCGCGGCGCTCGTCGAGCGACTCCTCCGGCGCCTTCCACTTCTTGCCGTTGACCTGGGCTTGAGCCTGAAGCTTTTCGGTCACCAGCGCCTCACGGGCGTAACGGTCAGACTGAGCGATCGTCTTGGGATGGCCGGGGCCGGCGAATGTCCAGGTCCAGCCGGTCGGCCGGCCGAAGGCCATGACTTCCATCGTCGCCGCGTCGGCCGCGTCGAGATCATCAAGCGTGAAAACGCCCTCGTTGTTGCTCTTTTCCATGTCGTTGCAATCCTAGTGCCGGGATGCCGGGTCGGGGCCGCCGCCCCCGGCGGAACGGCGGCCCCTCTCTCGCGCGAGAGGTCGATCAGGAGCCAGCAAGTCCCACAGGCAGGGAGTCGACGGCGCTGCCGGCGCCGGCGCTGTTCACGCCAGCAACCCGCACGCGGATCGCATCGCCGGCCTGGCCCGCCGCGATGGTGAAGGTCTTGTTTGTCGCACCGACGATGTCGGCGAAAGTGCCGTTGCCGTCGGTGTCCTTGCGCCACTGATAGGTGAAGCTGGTCGGGGCGTTGCTCCAGCTGCCTTCGTCCGCGGTCAGGACCGAGGCCTGGGCCATGCTGGTGCCGATGATCGACGGGCGGAGCGAGTTCACCGGCACCGAAAGAGCCGCCGAGCCGACCTCGAGGACGATCTGCACGCCGATGGCGAAGGTGCGCCGGGTGACGGTATTGCCGTCGCCAAGCCCGGTACGCTTCGTGTTCACCAAGCCGGCGTAGTACAGGATCGAGTCGGAGAACGACGGGGTCTTGGCGTCGTTCATCTCCATCTTGAAGGCGTACTGGAAGTTGGTCTTTTCCGCCTCGATGAGCTCTTCCTGGCCATCGTCGAGCGGGTCTCGGCCGACCACAATCGTCTGGTCGCCGGCGTCGCGGGCGCCCTTCAGCTTGCGGACGCGCTGGCGGCCGATGGATACGAACGGGATCGTCTGCGCGGCGTCGCCGATCTCGCCGAGGTTCTCGGTCTCGCCGATCTCGACCCAGTCGTTGATTGCCTCGAATGCGGCGAGCGCGTTCTGTTCGGTCATGTCAGCGATCGCGAATGCGTCGACCGGCGTCGGCGAGATGAAGAGCCTTACCTCGTTCTTGTTGATCGTCATGTGGGGATTTCCCTTTCAGGCAAAGAAAAACCCCCGTCTCAGCGGGGGTCGTAGCCCGGTCGAGCCGGGAATTCAGGTGAAGGCGTAGAAGCCGATCGATATCGGGAGGCGGATCCTGTCTCCGCTCGGCAGTGGCGGTCCGAGCGAGGGCTCGCCCTCGATCTTGACCTTGATCCCATCGCGGTTAAGGGGCGTGCCGCGCGTGAAGTGCGCCGCCACGACGCCGGCAATGTTGGTGGGCGCCACGATGCCGGTGTTCGCCGGCGCAACGACCGTGACTTGGTAGATGCCTCGGCGCTCGGTCGCGCTGTTGGCAGCGATGCCGCGGTTGACGTTTCGGTTCCACAGAATATCGACCTTGAGATAGGTCGTCGGCGGCGGATCGAAGGCGAAGTTCGGCCATGCGATCGGCAGCGGTGGATCGAAGGTGAGACCGTTCAGCCGGTTCCTCAGCGCCTTGTAGATGATGGTTTCGACCGTGTCGGGCATTTGCTAGCTTCCCGCTGCTGGCGTGGGGCCATCGTTGAAAGGAGACGATGTTGCCCGACCTGCCGGTCCCGAAAACCGAACCGTTGAGCGATTGGGAGGTGCAGGATGTCCTGCACCGCATGGCCTTTGATCTTCAGTCCCTGAAGGGGCAGACGACACGGGGGGACACCGCCCTGCGCGCCGCCAACCGGTCCTTGATGCTCTTCATCGCCGCCCTCATTGCGGCGAACGACCCTGAGCGGCCGCCCTCGCATCTCTGACTGCGCCGGCGACGTGATGAGGCCAGTTCTGGGCCGATAGCCGCACCATGGCTGCCGGGTTCTGGAGCTTCGTCCCGTACTCGACGTGCCCGGCGTATGCGGCGCCGAACGAACCGTAGACTGTATCGCCTATCGTGGCGGTGGCGATGGCCAGTCCGAAATCGATCGGCGCCGGATAAGAGTTCGGCGCGGCGTCGCTGGGGGGCCGGGCATCGGTTCGGATCGTCTGCGGGCCGCTGAGCGATGCCTCCAAGGTATTGGCAAGGAAGCCGGTATCCCTCGGTGTGCGGGCGAGCACGTCCACGAACATGCGATGCGTCGCCCCTTGGAACACAGCCAGCTGCCGTGCCTTCGTCCGCTTCGTCCAAGCTCCCACCTGTGCGGCCAGCGATTGGATCGCCATGGATCACCTCAGTCCAGCGAAGAAGTTACGCTTGTAGACCAGTCGACACCGACAGCCGGCGCGCTCCTTGATGTCGCCATCGGGATCGCCTGGATACATCAGCCCGTTCGAAAAGCGTTGCTGTAGCTTCACCTTCTCGCCGTTCATGTGGCGGTGTGTGTCGCGGGTTCGAAGGTCGCGCACCGCTACCCACCCCTTCTCGACCTGGTCGACCGAAAAGCCGCCTTTCGCCGCGGCTTGCTCCCACGCCTGATGGCGAGAAGCGTTGATGGCCGCCATCGTTTCGGTCCGGCCGATGATCTCGCCGCGGAGCGCGAGAAGGCGATCGGCATAGCGACCAGCCATCTTCGTGACCGTCGCGGCGTCGATCGGCTTCCCTGCCCTGATCGCCAGCAAGACTTGGGGATCGAAGCGGCGGTCGCGACGGTCGCGGCCGAGGTATCGCCTCAACTGCGCCGGCTCCCCCGAAAGCAGTTCGCGCTGGGCGTTGGCTACGTACTGAGCCTGAACGCTGGTCAGGCCGATGATGCCGCCTTCCCTTCGCCCACTGGCCGTGTTCCTGCGGCCGACAACGTCGAGTGCAGTGCTTCGCGGGTTGTCACCTCGCTCCATGCCCGCGGTGAGAGCCGAGCGAATGGCGGTTCGCTGGTCCTCGGCGATCTCAGTAATGGCGCTCGATGAATGCGCAGTCAGCCAGTTTTCGGCAGCCGGCATGCGGACATCGAAGCGGAAGACGATCGGGGTGCCTCCAAGATCGCGCATCGATGGCATCGTGGCGGCCGTTGCCGTCCCGCCCTCGAGGAAGGCTTGCCGGATCGCGGTATCCAGCGGCTGGAAGGCCGCAGCCTCGACGTGTGTCGCTCGGACTGCCCCCTCGATGTCACCATTCTCCAGAGCCTTGATGATCTCGTTCAGCCGGACGCGATCGACGATGTCACGGATGGACTCGATGAAGGCCGCCCGCATGTCCGGTGGCCACTTCTCCAGCAAGGCGTCAATGCGCTGCTGCTGCGTCTGGCGAGCCACCGGTCAGGCCCTTGCCCGCAGCGTCCAGGTGGCCTTGGCCGGATCGGTCGATACCGCTGGTGCGCCCGCCGACGTCGCCGGTACCACCGTGAAGACCTCTCCCCTGATGGTGATGCGATCACCGGGCTTAGGCTCTGTCGACAGTGTGGCAGCCAGCACCAGCACCTTGCGCTCCCCCGCCAGCACCAAGCCGCCGGCCAGATAGCTTGTGCTCCACTCCTCGTGGATGGCCTTGCAAGGAAAGGTCGCCGTCGTGGTTTCGCCGGGCTCCCCGGGTTCGGCCGGATCCGGCGTGAAGCTGTCGCGGCTCAGCGTGGCATCCAGGAAGATGCCGGCGAAGGCTTTGCCGATCTTCGCGGCGAGCCCGCCTTCCAACAGAGAAGGCATCAGACCACCAGGATGGCAGGTAATGCCCTGGCGGGGTCGATCAGGGGGGCGAGAAGCCCTTCGATACGTGTCGACATCGGGATGGCACCGACGACGGCCGACGTGCTGGCATTGTCGGCATATTCCAGTTCGATACTGCCCGCCTTCATGCGCTTGATCCGCTCATTGGCGGTGGCGATGACCGCCAAGCTGCCCGGGGTCTGCAGCTCGAGCAGAGCAGCCTCGTAGGACGCCTGAACGACGCGAGTTGGAATGGCGTCATGCGCGACCGCGTTGCCGTAGGCATCTACAGCACCGGTACGCGGCCAGGCGCGCTCCTGCTCCATCCCACCAGTTGGACTACCGGGGAAGCGATCGGCATAGGCGCCGTCGATGTAGAGGCTGCCACGGGCTCGCGCGGCCGGGATACTGCCGGCGGGCACCGTGTACCCATTTGCGGACATGTAGGCGGTGAAGCCGTCGTCCGAACCGTATCCGGGCATGGCGACCTCACAGAATTTGGGGCGCGGCAGTCACCCGCCGCGCAGGTTGGTCAGGCCTTGGTCGAGGCCTTGACGTATTCGGCCTGCTCTTCGGCCGTCATGGCATTGAAGGCCTCGGCATCGGCCTTACTGAGCTTCTCCAGGACTTCCTTGCCGTCGGCATCCAACACGGAATAGCTGCCGCCACCGCGGTGCTTGGCCTCGAGCTTGGTCGAGGTCGATGCCTTCGCCTTCCGCAGATCCTCGATCTCGGCGCAAGCTGCCGCGAGATCGCGGGTCAGGGCATCCTTCTCGGCGGAAAGCACGACGACCTGTCGGTCCAGGTCTTCGGCCTTCTCCCGGAGAGCGCCATAGCTCGCATCGAACCGCGCGCGCATCTCCGCCATCTCGTCGCCGCCGGCGCTCTGGCTGGACGGCAGGTCGTGAATCGGCTCGCCCTCGATCGTGAGGAACGAAAGCCGGCCCGCCTTCTCCGCCTGGCGGAGGCTGAGCTCCACGTCCACGGTCGCGCCCGGATTGATCCAGACGAGGCCCTTGGTCGTGTGGACGCCCTGACGAGCGCCCGAGTTGTTCATGATCCGCATCTGCTGCCCCTCCCTTAGGCCGGCGGTGCAGTGATTTCGTCGCCGTAGGCCATCGCCCCGGGCAGACGGATCTCGGTGCCACCGGTGCGCGCGATGGCGCCCTGCTCGAAGGCCATGATGGACTTCTGGCGGGGCTGCAGGACGCGCCTCGGCATCGGCAGGTGGAAGCGGATGACCTCGGGATCGCGGCGATAGACGACCATGCGGCCACCGCCGTCATTCGAAGCGGTGGCGAGCTCGCGGAGCGGCCGGATGTCGAGCGGCAGGCCGCTCTCCGACGTGTAGATGTTGTTCTTCTTGAAGAACTCTAGCAGCGTCAGGACGCCGTCGCCGGCACCTAGGCGTCGCGTGTTCAGCAGCTCGAAGGCGTCGGGCGGCAGTCGCAGGCTGTCGACCCATTCGATCTCGAGCGAGTTTCGCTTCACGCTCGACATCAGGCTGTTGATGTCGCGCAGGATCTGGTCGTTGGTCTTGTTGACCCAGAAGGTCGACGTGCCAGTGCCGTCGTTCGCGACATCGACACGGGAGACCGCCGAGCTGTTGACGAACCCCTTCCAGTTCTTCTCGGTCGAGCCCACCATCGCGATGTCGTTGAGCAGGCGCTCAATCGACTGCGAAGACGCCATCGCCTTGGTGTCCGACATCGGAATGCCGTACATCGCGGCCTGGTTGACCTCCTCGAGGTTCCACTCCCAGCCGGCGCCGATCATGGCGAAGTCATGCGCAGCCTGGTCGCGGGTGGCCGAGCTGAACGGCAGGTCGTTGGCAGCACCCGAGATGAACTTCGCCTCTCCCGCGACGTCCACCGTGAAGAACATGGTGCCGATGGCCCACGCGTTGCCCTCGGTGATGACCGGGACGTGGAGGCCGTAATTGAACGTCGGGTAGCGCTTCGTGTAGATGCGCTGCTCGACGTTCCTCCCCTGCTGGATGACGAAGGGGAAGGCGGCCTGCGCGTCGGCGAAGGCCTGCACCCCCAGATGGGGGCGGACAATAGCATTCATGGCTGGTGATCCTTTCCCGATCAGCGGCTCTTGAGGGAGATTTCGACGATGTCGCCGTCACCACCCGACGTGTCGAACTCCGCATTCGGGATGCGGATGTGCGAGGTCGTGGAGGTGAAGCGCTTGGTCGCCGGATTCCAGTACACGTCGCCACCGTCGACGACCGAGGCACCGGCGGTGACGTACATCTGGCCGTGGGTCATGAACCCGCCAGTGAAGTACTGCGGGAACCGGTCCGGAGTGGAGTTCTGCGCCGGCACCGCCGGATGCAGGACGGCGAGGCCAATGAAGTCGACGTTCGCGGTCGGCGTCACCGCGATCGTGAAGGTCTCGCCGACGACCGGGTCGGTGCCCGCATCAGTCACCGTGAACTTCAGCCCGTTGGCGTCGTACTCGGTGTTGCCCGTAGCGACGCCGACCTGCTTGCCGTCGGGATCGATGATGGCCCACTTCGAAGCGGTGCCGGCGCCGCCAATGATGCAGCGGATCGTGTAGGTGCCAGCCTTCGCTCCACCCGAGATGACGGGTGACGCGGTGATGGTGGCCGCAGCGGGAGCCGGTACGCCGGCGGCGCCGACACCCGTGGCCGCGAAGGCGGCACCGGCAACGACACCGTGATCGCCGGCGCCGCGGAACGCCGGCTGGCCGAACTCGATGCCGGCCGCGGATTCGACCGTGCGGCTGACGACATTGACCAGCTCGCTATTTGCGACCTGGCCCGGCAAGCCCTTCGCGGGGCGGGTACCGTAGGTGGTCTGATAGGTAGCCATGATGGCGCCTCCCCTCAGTTCGCCTTCGCCGGCTGGTGCGCAGAGGTCATCTGCTGCACCATCGCGGCGTAGGCATCGGTGACGGCCTGGTCGGTCGTCGGGTTACCGCCACCGGCGGCAATAGCGTCGCGGACAGGATCCGAGCCGCCGCCGGCCTTCTTGGCCGCCTCCTCCGCCAGGATGTCGAAGCGGGCGTCGATATAGGCCTGCGGCTTGTCCTTGACCGCCGCATCGCCCAGCGCCGCCGTGACGGTCGCCTTCTTGATGTCGGCATCGGACAGGCCCTCGACCTTCACGTCCTTGGCGATCGCCTTCGCCAGGGTGATCAGGTTGGCGCGGGCCGCGACCAGCTTGTCGAGCGCCGCGGCGTCGAGCACCTTGCCCTTCAGGGCGTCGATCTCGGCGTCCTTCTTGGCGAGATCCGCATCCTTGGCGGCAAGGGCCTTAGTGTGGTCGGCCTTCAGGGTCGTCACCGTCGTCTCGTGCGCCTTCTCGAGATCGGTGAACTTGGCTGCCGACGACTTGAGGTCATTCGTCAGCTTCGTGATCGCCTGGGCGCCCGCTTCGGTCGTCGAGACCTGGAGCCCATCGACCAGCACTGTGCGCAGATCCATTGGAATGGTCCTTTCATCTGCTGTCTGGGTGGTGACGGGGCTCGCGCCCCACTTTCCCGCATCGTCTCCGATGCGAGCTCGGGAACCAGCGCGCGCCGCATCGACGATCGCGAGGTGGTTGATCTTGATGTTCATCTGGGAGGCGTCGAACGCCTGGCCGTCAGCCGTGGTGCCGGGCGTCCAGTCCAGCTCACAGGTGTAGCCTGCGGAGAGTTGCCGCTTGCCGGTCTCGACCTGCTTGATGCCTTTGGCGTCCTTCAGGATGAGCGGCAGCAGCACCCATTCGCCGTCCTTCTTGGCCAGCGTGCTGACCTCGCCGACCGCTAGATCCTTCCAATTCTCCGCCGTGACGGCATCCTTGGGATGATCGATGGTGATCGGGGCGTGCGTGAAGGACTGCAGACTGTCGGCCGCAAATACCTGTTCCGGCGCACGATAGACCCGCACCGTCGCCAGGTCGGACCGGCCGACCTCGGCACCAGTGTAGACCTGGATGCCGGTGCGCACAGCGCGCGCCTCGGCGACCAGATAGCCGTCCTCGGTCCGGCGCGTCCCGGCGACGGTCACTGCGTCGGAAAAATTCATGGTTGTAGCTCCAGACTCGACTCCATCCCAAGCGTGTGTCTCAATTAGCGACACAACCATCGGGGAGACGAAAGTGGCGTATTACAAAGACCCGGAACTCGTGAGAAAGGCCGCAACGGGCCTTGGGGCTTTCGACATCGAATACAAGCCCGGGCAGACCCCGCCTCATGCCGGCATCTATCGATGCTCAGGCTGCGGCGATGAAATCGCGTCCAATAAAGGTGTCCAGCTACCTTCTCAGAACCACCGGCAGCACGACCAATCCCAAGGCCTTATCCGGTGGAAGCTTCTGGTCTACGCTGATCCTGGCTGATCAGTGCGCTTCGTTTCCTCCAGCGCATTCTGCCAATCCTCTTTGACCTCTTCGACTATCTCCGGCCCCAGCTCGATCTTGCCGCGGTAGGGCTCGACGTTCTCGAAGTCGAGACCGGTGGCCTTGTACGAGATCGTGATGTGCGGCTGATATTCCGGGTGATCCCACGATGCGCCGGCTTCACGGATCGCCAGATGGCGCCACTGCAGGTCGGACGAGGAGAACAGCAGGACCGTGGCCTCGCCGAAGCGCTCCATCATGCGCGGCCCGCCAGGATCGACAGTCAGCTTCCCCTTGGCGTCGCCGAACGACCAGGCCTCGCCGACCTTCATCCAGTCGATCGGCGTCCGGCTGAAGGCGATGGTGACGTGCAGGTCCTCGGCCGGCAGCGTGGTCGTGAAGCCCTGCCCTTTGGCCCAAGCAACGATCTCGTCGCCGTTGAGGACGTCGCGTCGGACGTAGAGCGTGCGAGGTGCCGCATCCGCCGTCTGCTCGCGCGAGCCCAGTGCCGCCTCTTCTTCTTCCTCGTCCGGCTCTTCGACCGCGAGACCATATTTCTTGATCGCTGCCTCCAGGCCGGAGAGCGAGCCGTCTTCGATCAGTTCGTTGGCGAGTGCCTCGCCCACCACCTCGACCGGCATCAGCGCCGGTGACGTGCCGCCGGCGCCAACGATCTGCCGTGCAGCTTCGACCTTCGCCTTGAAGATCTCCGCCTCTTCCTTCTTCGACATCTGCTCGAGAGGAGACCAGGTGTAATAGATGCCGGCCGGGCGCGAGCCCAAGGCGGACCGAATCGTGACCTCGTCGAGGCGGTTGATTGCTGGTTGCAGTTCGTTGGTCTGACGAGCCCCGATGTTGTCGTGGTAGTTCTTGAGGTCACCGTCACCGGTGCTGTTCAGACCGCCAGGGCTCTCTCCGAGCAGGCGGGTGATCGGAATGTCCGCCGCGGCCGAGGCGATCTGCAAGAACTGGCGGATGAGTTCTGGCAGCTGCGCGAAGCTGAGCTGCTTCTGCTCCCAGCGCTCGCCGCCATCGTTCGGCCCATTCCCGCCGGTACCCTGTAACAGCACCATGTTGAACATCGACTTGATCGTGTTCGCATAGGTGAAGCGGTCGGTCAGCTGCTTCGTCGTCGTCGCATTCTGCAGGTAGTCGGAGAGGTTCGGGATGTAGATCACATCCGTCTTCGCCTCCGGGATCATCGACGCCGTGTGCTGCTGTGAGGAAGCGGCGTTCTGGATCGCGTCGTAGACCACCTGCAGGATGCTGTCGCCCCAGCCATCGTCTGCCGCCTGGGTCGTATCGAGGATGTCCGCCCCGACGAAGCGGATGAAGCGCGAGGGATGGATGCGCACCGGCTCCAGGTTCTGGCTGCCGCCGGCATTGATCTCGTAGTAGCTCGGCTGGTTGAACCATTCGCTCCTGATGTCGCGGATGCGCTCGCCCGTGGTCACCTCGAGCCGCGTCAGCACGTGCACGTACTGGAGATCGCCCTTGCTGACGCGCTCGATGTCGAGCGGTTCCGACGGCTTGTTGTCCTTCATCCCGAGGTACAGGCCGGCACCGCCCAGCAGCCGCGCCTTGCGCAGCGCTTCGTTCAGCTTCACCTGAATATTGATCTGGGGCAGCTTCTCCACCGCCTCGATCTTCTCGATCTGATCCTGCTCGGCCTGCCAGTCCCGCCAGGCGCGGGTCATGTCGTTCGGGATGATGTCGACGATCTTCCGCGCCAGCCAATCCGACCGGTGCATCGCATTCAGCTCGGCGGCGTCGACGATCCGGAGGCCGAAGACCTGGCTGGCGGACTTGTCCTTCGCACCACCCAGGCCGGTGACCAGGCTACGGAGGGTGTCGAGAAGCCTCATTCCGCGTCGCCCTTCCTACTCAACCACGTCCAGCATGCCGTAGCTGAACCCGCCCAGGAGCGCGTTGAAGGCGCGGCTCGTGCTATCGGCGTCGTCGTCGTGCGTGGCGTCTGGAAAGCCCTCAAGCGATGAGAACCAATCCTCGTTCCACGGCCCTCGAAGCACCAGAACGTTGCCGGCCTCAGCCTGCGCACTGAACGGGCTGAAGCGCGTGACCTTGTCGCCCGATTCCGGCGTCGCCTTCACGCTGTAGCCCACCAGCAATTTGATCAGGCTCTCCACCTGGCTCTTGCCTGCCTGGCCCGGATCCTGCGGGATCGAGATCTTTACGGCCTTGCCGTCGGCCGTGGCCGTGTTCTTGATCAGCGCTTCGACCCCCGAGGGTGACTTCCGATCGCGGACGTGATGGGCCACGATGTAGCGGCCGTCCGGAAGCTTCCCGATCTTCGTCCCGGCGGTCCAATCGGGATCGTTGCTCTCGGTCTTGGGCGTGGCACCCAAGTCCCAACCGCGCATCCACTTCGCGCCGGCGGGGATCGCATCGACGACTGAGCACCAGCCGCGCTGGAACATCAGCCCCGCCGCCGGCCGGATCTTCCAGTTGCCACCCAGGAGGCGCTCCCGCTCCACCGTCGGCAGCGCCATCAGGTTGGCGAGGTAGCCGGGATCGGCGGCCATCAGCGCCTTGTTGTCGCTAAGCTTGGCCGGGATGAACGTCACCGACTTCGGCGGGATCGGACGCTCGACGCCGTTTTCGTCGGCCGCGGTGTAGCTCGCCAGCTCCTCGGGGTGGTCTGCCCAGATGATCTTGTCGCCGATACGGACGAACCACCGTAGTACGCCGGATCGCTCCGGGATGGCGAAGCCGGTTTCCTGATCGATCCACCACGCGATGAACTCGGCAACCCAGCTGTCGGCGTCGGGATTGCAGGTCGCCCGCACGTAGGGACGGACACCGCACATCGATCGATTGCGGCTCAGCAGGTACCAGAACTGCTTGGCCGTGAAGTGGGTCAACTCGTCGAAGCAGATCAGCGGGATCTGCGCGCCCTGCCAGTTCAGGACGGTCTTTTCGTGTTCCAGGTGGGCGAAACTGACCGAAGCACCGATCGGGAAGGTCCACGACAGGTCCGGCGCCACCCGCGGCGTCGCCTTCAGGTCTGGATAGAGCTTCTCCGATTCGTCCCAGAGACCGCCCTCATTGCGGACTTGAACCAAGGTCCTGCGGAAGAAGACGGCACCGAAGTCCTTGTTGTTGACGTGGCGCAGCGGCTCCATGAGGAGCGCCCAGGTCTTTCCACCACCGGCGCTGCCGCCGTAGATCGCGATGTCGGCCGGGCTGGCCAGGAACCGCGTCTGCGGGCCCGCCTGGGGACGGACGAACTTGGGGCTGGCCTGCCCGCCCTCATTCCCTTCCATTGTCCGGCAACTGGAAGATCGTCACCGGCGCGACCGGCGCCGGGAGGGGCTTGCCATCCTTGCCAGTGTGCTCGACCCGACGGCGATCGGTGTAGTGGTCGCCCATCTCCTTGGCTGCTTGCTCGAGGAGCTGGGCAACCATGGCGGAGTTCCCGCGCTGCTCGTTCAAGTCGATCTGGCGCTGAAGCTTCCGCATCCGGACCGCCCGATGGGCGACCCCGATCTGGGCCGTGTTCTCCAGAAAGTCTTTCCGGGCCTGATCGAACAACGCCCGCCACTTCTTCGCGGCGTTACGGCCGGCACGTTTCGTGGGGTCGTAGCACTCGATCGATTGCGGTTTGAGTTCGACGTTGAACTCGGCCTTCAGCGCCTTGGCGACCTCATGCGGGGTATCGAAGCAAGCCAGAGCCGTGACCACGAAGACCTTCTGCTCGTTGCTGAGCTTGTTCATCGGGGGAGGCATGCTATGCGGCCCTCAGCATGCAGGTCCCGCAGGCCTGGGCGATTTTGACGGCGGAGATGGTCGGTCCCTCTTTCGCGGCAGCGACCATGGCCTCGACGTGCGTGGCACCGGCACCGTAGCGGCGGACGACGCCGACAAACTCCTCGACATCGTGGCCACGCATGGCGAAGGCCGGCGAACCGTCCTTCCGGAACTTGGGGGCGCCGAACGCGTCTTGCTCCTGTCCGCAGTGGTAGAGCTCATGCTCGACCAGCGCCATGAACTCGGCATCGCTGCATTCGGCGCAGTACTCGGCGTCGAACGTCAGCAGGAATATGGGCGGGTACGTGAACCAGGCCGTCAGCTGCATCTCGATGCGACAGCGGAGCCACTTCCCCGCCGGTGGCAAGCCGATCTCAGCTTGGCCGACAACACGACGACCATGCCGACCGTTCGTTACGTTCGTCCAGAGCGCACCTATCGTCGCGAATGCCAGGTGCTGGTGATCCTCATTCCTGAGGGTGGCACCGTCGTCGATGAACGTCGTCCGGGCCCAGGAGATAATCTCGGGCGCGGGCACGAAAAGCGGATCGGCCATTGGCCCGATCAGATCGGCAGGCGGCTGCGGTCGCTGCAT